GTCACAGTTGACGGCACTAGTTACTATATCAAGTGGCCGATGCGCCGCGTCAGGGCGCAGCCAGCCAAGACTGTGGCTGCAAAGCCTGAGAGTGTAATGCGCCAGAAGACCTTGACGCTCAAGGCGGTGAAATCGTGAAGCCGTTGACCTCAAAGCAGCACACGATGCTCGCAACCCTGTCACGCCACATCCGGCGCTATGGGTATGCCCCGACTGTCAGAGAGTTGGCCAAGAAGACGGGCAGGTCGCCAACCGCCGCCTACGCGCTGATGAGGCAGCTTGATGCCAAGGGCCACATAAAGATCGACCCGAAGGCCCACCGTGGGATTACTGTGCTATGATCGACCCAATTACATGCCCTGACTGTCACGGTCAGGGCGAATACCCACAGGAGTTTGCTTGCATCGACTACATGCGTGGCGGCTACTATGAAGAGCGAATGGCAGAGTGTCCAGAGTGTGAGGGAATGGGGGTTGTGGACAGGCCAGAAGATAGCTAAGATTTATTGCGAATATGTTTTCGCGTTTCCTCCCAAACTAACCCCCGGCTGGTCAGGTTTAGCACTGCGACGCCGGGGGTCTTTTTATATCTGGATGTCGTTCTTGATGAGGACGCCCTGCCACGTCGCCGATATCTGGTTGTTGTTCGATCCCACTGACTGAGCGCGAGCCTCTATGTCGGTCTTCTCAGGGATCGCCAAAGGATATTCAAACTTAAAAATGTAAGTGTTAGATTGCAGGACGATCCGTGTCTGCTCTCTGAACACATTAGACCCAAACAGACGGGTCATAAATCGAGCGCGAATGTATGAGTTCGCCAAGCTCACCGCAGACGTAAAGTTGATGTCGTCAAGGTACAGAGTGTGACCCGCTGGGACCGTGTAGATAGCCATTTCGGTTTGACCGTGCGTGGGAGCTATTGACGCATAGATTGTGCCGTTTGGGACACCGCCAGTGGCACCAGATGTCCCGACGTATATTGTTCCAGCGGCAACACCACCAGAGCCAGCCAAGACGACGTAAGCCCTATATATTCTGATGTATGAGTTGGCTGTCTGAACCTGCGTCTGACCGTTCAAGTTAACGGTCTCTGTGACCTCATTGTAATTCGCATCCAAGCCTTGCAGGAACACGCTGTTGGCACCAGTGCCGCCATTCGAGTCGGTGGCGCTAGATGAGGACACATAGAGCGCGGCAGCGGTCGCGGGGTATGAATATATGCCACCCTGTTCCCAGATTGTCTCTTCGGTGCCGTTTATATCTGGGTTGTAACCAAATTTATAGACAGGCGTGTGGCCCGCGATAAACCCACGCGACACATCTAGGTTGAACAGGTTTCCAGTACCTTCAGATAAAAATACTTGAGTGGTCATGTTGATAACCTTCCTATTTGGTGTCGGTCTTTTTTGACTTGTCAAATGAGCGCATACCGCCGATGCCAAGCATCCCAAACATCAGCGGCATCATTACACTCATGTCGGCTTGTGGAACGGTTATGCCAAAGCCAGCGCATATTGGTGAAACCATATAGTTGATGCCCAAGGATAGGCCGGATATCCAGCCAATGAGGGGCCGCCAGCTTGCCTGAAACCAGTTGCCCTTGGCATCTGCCTTCAGCACCTCTATCTGCGCCAGAGCAAGCTGCTGGGCGTGTTCGTCTGCCATTGTCGCCAGCGTGTGGGCCAGCTTTGCCTTCTGGTCTTTGTCCTCTACAAACTTGTCGAGGATGCCGCTGACTGCCGGAATGAGTGCCGCTATCATTTGCCTTCACTCCCGACCCATACCGCAAACGCGCCAGTGGCTGCGCCGACAATCGTGCTGACAAATGCTGTCTGCTGCGTGGTCGCGTCTGGGCCAAGGCCCATAAACCAATCGCAAACATCCCACGCCATCAGCGTGAACGCCAGCATCATAAGGCGCGGGATAATCTTATATTCAAGTAACGTCTTGCTCATCACCACTCTCCGCTAAACATCATCGCCGCCATATCTTCGGCGCGTTTACCCACTTGCATCGCCCACTTGCTGTCCAGCATTTCTTCCGCCGCTGCCGCGTAGTCACCCTCCGCAATCGCCGCCTGAGTGGCCTTGAAGCCGTCAAAGCGCGGCTTGCCCAGATTGAACAGCAAGCTAATAATCACCCCCTGACGCGGTTCGTTAAGCCCTGCAAACCACTCATATGTGTCAGCCTCTGCCTGACATCGCTGAATATCGTTGGCCAGCAGGTAATCGACCTCGTCATCACTGAGACCCCCGCCCAGCGTCTTGTCGATCAGACGGCCCACGCCAATGGTCAAATATCCCCGGCTGTCAGCGTAGGCGTGTTTGACCACACCCTCGTGCGATTTAATCATCTCAACCAGTTTGCTCATCGTCTGCCCTCCATAACAATTTGCACGGCACGTTGCCAAGTGTCAGCCTCAAGGTCCGGCTTAGAGAAAAACGCGGAGCTTTTACGCATCGTGAGTTGGTTGACGCAGCATTGCGCCTGAAACCAGACCCGCCTGTCGGTGGCAGCGCAACAAGCAAGGATATCATATACGCCTCGTTTGACTATTTTTTGGTGACGGCCTGACGCCAGATTAAAATGGTAAGACGGTGTGCATCTGTCCGTCGGTGTTCGCAGTGTGGCGGTCTTCACTTGAACCGTCACAAATTTGCCATCCTTGAAGGCCACAAGATCAATTCCATCCTGTTGTGCCATCGACACCTGCCAGCCCTCTTGTTCGAGGATCACTGCGGCAGTCAGGTACTCACCAGCCAGCCCTGTCTTTGTTGACATATTATTGCGTCACCCCTTTAAGCCACAAAGCCAAGAGTATAAGTAAACCCACGCCAGTGGCAACCGCCAGTATTATCGACACAATCTCAACAAATTTGCGCCGCCTTTCGCGCTGTCGGTAAATGGTCTCTTGGCGGGTCTTCCGAATCTGGCCCTCCATTTTCACCAGTTGGTCCCACTTGCTCTGGCCCATCGTATATTGGATGTATTGCTTTAGCTGTGCGCGTTGCTCCTCCGCCTTGCTTTTCGCCGCAAACGTGGCCATCGCCTCTGCCTCAACCGACTGGCCTGAGAACAGCTTCTTGAATATCGGCGGGTTCTTTGCCTCGCGCTCGGCCTGATCCAGATCACTCAGTGCGCCCATCCAGCGTGACAGATCGCCCGCCATATCTTCGATGGAGCGGGCAACCTGAAAGCCGCGCTGGAGGGTGGTAAATGCGGCTGACGCCGTGGCCGCTGCGCTGATCGGGTCAATCATAAATCTTTGTCCCTTCCGGCACATTGACTGGCAAGCAGTAGGTCGTTATGAGCTTGGGTGCTTGGCGGTGGATTCCACGGCTTATGTATAGACAAGAGTCCATCGACCTGAAGTGCCAGCCGGGACTGCGGTCCCGTTGTCCATCGCCAAGCCCGATCATCACAACAAGAAAAAACGCCGCGACCACATCAGCCGCGCCGCGTTAACTTTTTGACGGTGTCGGTTTCCCAGATTCGGATGATGACCCAAATGCCTGTGACCAGTGCCACTGCGTTTGGTGCCATATCCAAAAACGCAGCAGCAGTCCCTGTTCCAGCGGCAACGTCAACTATTATTTTCTGGTCCTCTGGCATTAGGCTCACCTATTAATAAGGGCTGTCACCACACACTGATGGCCAAGCGGCCTTTAGCTCTGCAATGGTTGTCGCGCTGTCACCAGCAGCCGGAGCGTCGCGCAGGGCTTGCTTTGCTGCCACGATTGCTGTGGTGTCTGCGCTTGTTTCAAGGGCTTTCATATAGTCAGTGTCGAGAGCCTCAAGCAGTGGCCCTCTAGCCTCACGCACTTTATCAGCAAAGATTTCTTTTGCTTTGGTCAAATCCTCTGAGATGACTGTGCCGTTAAGCACCCACGCATCGCGAAAGTTGCGGTCTGATGGAACGGTTGCGGTGGATGCCTCAACCTGATTCCCATCCTTGTCCGCAATATAAGCTGTTACAGCCATAGGGTCACTCCTCTAAGCCGCTAGGTTAAGGTCGTCAGAGATGCGCCAAGCGTTGCGCCATTCTCTCGTTTGCGGTAATTGCTCTTTACGGCAAATCACCATCTTCTGGCGGTTGCCCTCATCCCAAGTCTGCCAAACAGATTGTGGGATATCTTTCATAATCAAATAATTTACCCAGCCACCATATGGCCCACTGTCCTCAGTCATTGGGCCGACAGGCTCAGTGTCGTGTAGCAAGTAGCCCCTAGTGTGCCTCTTGAAATCTGGCTTTGCCTCATCCTCTGCCAAGGCCCAATAGCTTTCAACTGGCGGCAACACGCCCCCAGCTTCGGCTGCGGCAACCCAGTTAAGGTCTGGAATGAGAATCTTGGCACACTCATCTACGGCATCCTCGTAGACAATTATGATGTCAGACTGATGTGGCTCAAGGTTTTCATTGGCCCAGAGCATACGGTCAAACAGGTGTCTGCCTTGAAACTTAGGGGTCTGCATTAGGCGAGGTCTCCCATCCAAGTGCAGCACATTATGTCAAAGTCAAACTCAGCCGCGTCAGAATCCAAGCCCCGCCACCTTATAGCTGTAGATGTCGGCAGGGCCTGATTGTCAGCAATCACAGCACCGCCAGCTTTAGACGTTGTGTAGTTGGATGCGCTTCGGCCTCTACCAGATGACACCGCGTAGTCGGCACTGTCCATCGCACTCGCCAGCGTGAACGTCGTGTCCCCAGTTCCATTGTCTGTCGCCGAGCTGACGTTCAGGCTTTTCTCAATGGTTGTGTCATAAAAGCTGCCCTTCGCAAATGCCTTTGCACTGCCCGCACCAGCCGCAATGTTTGTCAGGGCAGAGCCGTCACCAGAAAAGGCGTTTGCTGTTAGTGTGCCAACCACACTTACATTCGTTGTGCCTGTCGGTATTTTTACAACATCAGCATCGGCATCGTTTTTGATGGTGACATCGTTTGTTGAGCCTTGACCTGTGAGGATAAGGCCCTCTGCCGCAGTGTAGCCTATAGCGGCGTTGTCGCCCGCCGCCGTGTCTGTCGTGGCCTCAACCGTACCGCCAGTGATGACGCCAGTCGTGGTCATTGCTGTCGCCGTCACAGTGCCAGTTACATCCAAAGCAGTAGCTGGCGACGCGTTGTTCACGCCAAGTCGGTTGTTTGTCTGGTCCACATAGAGTGGAGTGCCCGACCCCAAAGACTCTTTTAGATGCGTCATTTGCTCCCGAATCGCATTGTTGACCGCCGAAGGCAACATGCCCTCATCCACATTAACATCGCCAATCGCCGTGTTACTGGCGTTGGTCGCGCTGTATTCCGTAATCTTGTCGAATGCCATCAGTAGCTCCTCTGCTTGGCGCTGAGTTTAACATATGGGATGCGCTAGGGGTAGCGCCCACCGAGAAGCCCTTGGGCCTGTTGCTCTGCGTATGGCCCAACCTCAGTGGCCAAAAGCCCAGCCGTTGCTGGTGAGCGCATAGACGCAGAGACGGCCTGAGCGAGACCGGGGAATTGTTTTCCGCGAAACGGTAGATAAGGTATGTCTGGGATTGTGCCGCCCCCAAGGGCTGCTTGACCGGGGCGGCTGTAGAGTGCTTTGCCGCCAGCAACCCCCAAGGCTGTCATAATGGGGTCAATTGCGGCTCCACCGCCAACACTGCCCAATGTTAAAAATGTTCTGAGCGGCGAGCTTTCCGGCACCTTTGCGCCGATAACTTCTTGAGCCTGCTCTGCAAACTCTTGCAGTTTGCCCTCGCCCCTCTCAAGTCGGTTTAGGCCAGCAGCCCCTGCCTTTCTTTCTTCCCTCTGGATAGAGGACAGCAGCTTTGCGGGGGTGAATACATTTTCCTTTACTCCAGCGCCCGTTGCGGCGGCTCGTATCGGGTAATACATTGAGTAGGCTTCATTAGTCCTGCGAAGCAGGTCAGCCTTGGCCGGGTAGTATCTCCCGACAATGTCCATCATTTCTGCGTCAAGAGCGCGAATGGCCCGCCCCAATGTAGATTGGTAGGCATCAGGTGACTTCATGTAAGTCTGAGCAAGCTCACCAAACCGACGCTGTATTGCGGCAATGCTTTCGCCCGTCAGCTTGTCGCCCGGCGCACGATTATATATTTCTTGAACAATAAACTCATCTAGTTTTTCCTTGCCCTGCTTGTCAAGAGCTTGGACATACGGTGCCAAGACGTTTTCAATATCGTCAATAAACCCATCGCCAACCTTAATCTCAACGTCTTTGAGCGCTTTTTCGTAGCTGTCTGAAAATATTTTTTGTGCTGTGATGGCGGCATCACGCGGGTCTGTGTTTCTTGGCACCGCCTTGCCCAGAGGGGCCAGCGCTTTGTTGTAAGCCGATGTTGCGAATTGCTGCACTGCCTTGAGCCGCGTTGGCCCTATCATCTCAGCCCCAAGAGGCAGCTTTGACAGCCCTTCCTCAATCATGTTCACGGTTCCGCCCAGCTTCTGCCCTATGGATAAAGGTATGCCGAGTTTCATTAGGTTTTTTGCCTTCTCGGAAATAACTGGAGCAAACTTTGCCCCAGCGCCTCCAAGTGCCGCGCCCGAAACAATGGACGCAGGAATATCTTTGGTTTCTTCGGCTGTGCCAACACCATAAAGCCCACCACCAGCCATTGCCCTTGTCACGGGCGTTGTCGCCTGTAATCCTGTTTGTGCCGCCCTCGCAAGGCTTGGCACTTTTGTCGCCAGCCTCAATACGCCGCCCGGTGTCAAAATGGCAGCGCCTATTTCTAGGCCAAAAGAAATAAACGGGTTCTCACCACGGAACTTTGATAGCTCTGCGTTTGTCGCTTTCTTCGCTTCGGCGTATGTCTCGTCACCGAGTACGCTTCTGGCATACGCTTCGGCCTCGTCAGCAAAGCCAAACGTCACACCCTGACCTATTGATCTGGCAAGGCCCGTGGCAAAGCTGACCGCGTCCCACTCGCTGGCTGTGGTTTTGCTTTTATTTTGTGGCGCACCAGAAGAGCCAACATATACGGCACCCGGTAGGTTTGAAAAATCTTCAGCCATCATTTTTCCTTATATACAAGTCTGCCATCAGGGAGTTGAACAAAAGAGCCAAATGGCACAT